GGCAATAAAATGGCTTCATCGTTATGGACTAGTTTGAACGCATCACTACAAGACTTGGACATCTATAATAGATTAGACAAAAAAGAAAACCATGAGACAAAGAATCAGAATATAGTGAATACAACAATGCTTGGTACTGCTTCATTAGGACCGGTAAAATGGAGTTCTGGACCAACTTTTAATTCATCATTAACGGAAGGAATGTTGGGACCAAATTCACAGCAGTCAATGAATACTTCGCAGTTAGTGCAACTATTTTCATCTTATGGGTCACCATTCTATGTGTATTTTGATTATTCAAACACATCAACAAATAATCTTGCACATCAGTTGGTTAGATTTCAGACACTGAAAAATGATCAATCTACAAGAGAAGAGGGAATATTCCTGTGTGAAAGTCAGTGTAATGGAATCACGTTTGCTGGACATACATTGAATTTAACAACTGGGACAGTCAAAATTGTTAAAGTTTGGGAAAATGACACTGCTACCGCGCTAGGGTCAATGTATTATAACTATCCAGCTGGTTATGTATTATCAGCTTCACTTAAATTGGAACATACGGCGAATAATACTATAACAGTTAAACTCTACAATCCGACTGCTAGATTATACGGAGACGAAAATGTACATCAAGCTGGACAACAGATTTTTGCTATTACTTCAGCATATTATGTGTCGAAAGTAGATCCTGGGGATTTAATTACAACGCCAGCATCAGCTCCACAACTTTATGCTTTTGAAGTTGAAGAAAATTTATATAACATAGTTAGGCAACAACCTAATTGCAGATCAAGAAAATTAAATGGTTTAGCAAATATAAATATGCAAATGACGACGTATGATGCTGATGTTTCAGTAGAAGAAGTGATATCTAAAGAATCATTATGGAAAGAAGTAAGATATGCTAATGACATAGAATTGAAGTTAGTACTTAAGTCAGTGATAACTAGAGCGTCTGGATTAGGATATAAATTCGCGTCAGCAGTATTCAAGCCACATTCTTACGATTATAATTATATGAGAGGGACTGAAAGAGTTAATGCATATGTGACTTCATCAGTAAATAATATATTCGTGACTTCGGAAAATGGTCCTTTACCAACAGATTTTGGAATAGATGAATTACAATATATAGGAGTTGATACATTAGTTTATTTAGATTACTATGATGATTCAAATGCATTCAAAAATATGGTATATGTGAGGTCATTAGATGCACAATTTAATGATATATTGTTACGAAAACCACATAATACAGGCTACGATACAGAAATTACACTACCATGCTGCCCCAGTGGAAAGCATTTATATTCAAATAGTCCAAGGAATTTAACTCTATCATATCAAGGCGTAATGCTGTCTACTCAATATACTGATACCTATGCCGTAAACTCATTACGATTTATATTTAAATGTACAGCAGCTGATCGAGCGGTGTTCGATAGAATGGTATACAATGGAATTGAAGCTTCAGCGATCACAACATTATACATGAATTCATCAGGGCCAACAACTACTGGAAGGTTCTCATTTATATCTCTGATACCATCGAATGACGCTTATCAGACTCCAATTCAGTCCTCAGTTACCGTAAGACAAGATCTGGATAAAGATATAGCGAAATTAAGAGAAGAATTTAATGCACTTTCACAAGAAATCGCTGTTAACCAACTGATTGAAACAGCAATGTTGCCACTCGACGTAATGTCAACGTCCGGAGCAGTAGCATCAGGAGCATCAACGATCTCTACATCAATTAAAAACGTCTCAAAACAATTCTCTAAATCAAAGGCATCAATAACTTTGACATCATTTAAAAATTTGTCAGATATAGTGGATTCAGTACCAACTGATCAGTTGGCAAAAAACTTGAATCATGTGTCAAAACGATCCATTGGGACCCAATTTGAAGACATAACTGCAGCTGTCGTCAAGAAAACTATGGATAAGGGAATTGGTACAGATGATATGGCAGAATTGATTACAGATATTGCTGATTCAGCAATACCAGTTAGAGCTTATAGAGTAATAGACAAAAGTGAAAATGCTGTATATGAAGTGTCATCTATAGGGAAAGCTATTAAATATGACACAGAACTAACCCAGTTGCCATTTGATGAGATTAAATTTAAGAAGCTGATATCTGAGTCGCCAGTTATATCGGCTATAATAGACTTTCAGACATTAAAGCTATATAACCAAACTTTTGGTAAAATAGATGCTAATGTATTAGATAATTTCTTAGCTTCAAATCCAGAAATTCTGCTTAAGATGGTAAATGAAAAGAATCCTATCATAACAGATAGAATTAAAACATTAATTGAACAATGTAGAATCTAGTCCATAATCGTACTATTGTGACC